CGTGGTTTCAAAAAGTCTTGGCGTGCTATGACCCAGTGAATAAAAACGTCTGGTCTATGCACCCCAATGGCGCCGAGTTGTGGGGGCAAACAGGTCATATTTATTGCAACTCGGACATCACCTTTTCGCAAGTGGCTGTCATTGACTATGCGATTGGCTACACCGCGCCGCTGAACATGTATTTCCTTGCGGGCTCGCCCAATCGAATCATCATTGCGGGTGGAGTTTTTGGACCGTACGACTATTTCTGGGAAATCAATGCGGATGCCCGGACGCTGATTTCACAAGGCTCCGGTGGCTACTACGGCACGGCCAGTGGTTGCAAAGAGTTGGCCTCACCAACAGGTGTTCGCTACCAATTTCGTGACTACGGGACTTACACCGTTGCAGGTGGCCCGCTCCAACAACTTGGCGGTGTCAATGGCTCGTTCTGCGGCGGCGTTTGTGCGATGCGGGATTATTTTGCGGTTTCTAGTTCGGGCAGTTACGCAAAGACTTGTCTGACTCGCTGGAGCGATAACGGCTATGCGATGACGTTTGATTTTGGCGTCAGTGAAGACTACCAAATGGCTTATGACGATGACCGGAACCGTCTGGTCTTGGTTCAAGACTCGACTTATAAATTTGCGTTGTTAGATGCCAATTCGGGTGCGGGCAGTTTGCACACGTTCAGCAACCCATCTGGCGCAGACACTGCACCACCGCCAGCACTACCGCCAGCATCCAACGCAGCGTTGACGGGATCGGTGGTTTATGCGTCCGGGTACTACATCTTTTCAGCCGATGCCAATGCGGCAACGGGAACAGGAAGCACGCTTTGGCTGGTGAACCCAGACACGCTCGTGTGCGACTACACGTTCACCTACGAAACAGGGACTGCGGCCAAGACAAGAATGCTGCTGAATCCTGTGCTCGTGCCAGGAAGCCGCAAAGGTGTTGATTATGGTTACCTCATTGGGTTTGACCAAGATAGCGTCAAACGTATTTACTTCCGAAAAAATGGCGCGGCACTATCGTCCGTGGTCGCCGATCTCTCCGGCCGGTCTGGTCTGACATCGGATCAACACAACACAAATGCGTTGACCGACACGGTGGATGGTTACGCCGTAGCCCGGCAGACCAGTGTGCGCGGTGCGATTGATGCTCTGCGCCCTGCCTATTATTTTGATGCAGTTGAATCTAGTGGCGTTGTGAAGTACGTCAAGCGTGGCGGCTCGGTGGCGCTGGTCATTCCAGATGACGACCTGGCCGCACATGAAGCGGGCCAACAAACCCCCGATCCATTGGCGACCACAAGGCAAATGGAGTTGGAGTTGCCTCGAGCCATTTTTGTCAATTACCTTTTGGCGGCGACCGAGTACTCCAGCGCGACCAAGTACGCATCCCGATTGGTCGGCTCCAGCGGCAATGAAAGTACCTTGGAGCTGCCGATGGTTTTATCGGACACCAAAGCCCAGGAAGCTGCCGAAGTCAACCTTCACGCTGCGTGGGCGCAACGCTTGACGTACCAATTCAGTCTGCCTTTGAAATACAGCCATCTGGAGCCAACCGACGTGATTGTGGTCAAAGACAAGACCATGCGGATCCAAAAAATGACGCGCTCGCCGAGAGGCGTTTTGAAGATCGATGCAGTCGCTGATGACGCCAACTTCTACGTGCCCAATGTGGCCGTGATGGAAACCCCAAGCAGTGGCAAGGTGGTCGCGGTGGCAGGAGAAACTTTTTTGGAGCTCATGTAGATGAACATCAACATGCTGACTGATGCCGACAACGACGCTGGGTTCTACGCCGCTGCCAATGGCGGCTCACTATCCAACGGCGGTGCATCCTGGCGCGGCGCAACGTTGCTCAGGTCTTCTGATTCGGGCGCAACTTATGCGGCTATCGCTGCATTCGATACGCCGGCATCGATGGGAACCACAATGAATGCGTTGGGGAATTTTCTGGGCGGAAACATCCCTGACGAGTTGAGCAGCCTGACGGTGAGGATGGTCTTTGGCGAGCCTGTTTCAGTGAGCTACGCCAGCTTCCTCAATGGTGCGCAGGCAGCAGTCGTCGGGGATGAAATTCTTTACTACCGAGAAGCTGCGCTAAATACCGATGGCACTTACACGCTGCGCGGCCTGCTCCGCGGACGGCGTGGCTCCGAGTACGCGATGACCCAGCATGTGTCCGGAGAACGCTTTGTGATGTTGAGCGCTCGGGCGATGAAACGGATCGCCGACGTCAGTGCCAGCATTGGAGTGGAACAGCGATACAAGGCAGTGACCAATGGCGCAACGCTGGCAGCCACTTCTGCGCAAGCCTTCACAAATGTGGGCGCAGGCCTCAAGCCCTATGCACCGGTGCAACTGGGCGGTGGGCGCAATGCCGTGGGCGACCTGACGCTGTCCTGGCTTCGGCGCGGCCGCCTGTCAGGGGAGTGGCGCGATGCAGTGGACGTTCCGCTGGGCGAGGCCAGCGAAGTCTATGACGTGGAAATTTGGCAAACATGGGGTGGCTCACGCACCACGTTGAAACGCACGTTCAGCGGCCTCACCAGTCAGAGTGCGACCTATACCGCTTCGCAGCAAATCGCAGACTTTGGCAGCGCGCAGGCGGTAGTGTATTTCTCCGTTTATCAATTGAGCGCCATTGTTGGGCGAGGCTATGAAGCTCGCGGGACCATCTGAATAAAAACTGAAAAACTGAAAAACTGAAAAACTAACAACACGGACAAAGGGACACCATGAGCCACTCCACCACTTTGCTCGATTTGTTGTCGAGTAGCCAGACCCAGAAAGAGGTCACGGCCAATAGCTTGCTGGATGCGGCCTCGCCAGCCATGCTGTTCGGGCGCCGCGCTTCCACCACAGCAGCGCTCGCCTGGGGCTACTACGGCGGCACCTTGTTGGTGGGCAGCACGCTCACGCAGGTCGCCAATGGCACGGTCGCCTTGAGCGCGAGTGCGACCAATTATGTCGAGGCCAGCAGTGCAGGCGTGGTCAGTCCCAACACGTCGGGCTTCACCGCCGGAAACTTCCCGCTGTACACCGTGGTCACGGGTGCTTCCAGCGTTATCAGCTACATCGACCAGCGCACGGCCTTGACGAGCATCGGTGGCTTTCCAAAAACCGTAGCCAAGCGAATCGCCACGCCGTCCTGGGCCGCATCGATGACGTTGGACTGGTCGCTCTGCGATGTGTACCGCATCAGCCTTGGCGGCAACACCACCTTCACCTTCAGCGGTGCCAGCGATGGACAAAACTGCCAGATCGAGTTGACGCAAGACGCCACCGGCGCTCGCTTGGTGACTTGGCCAACGTCAGTCAGGTTTTCTGGTGACATCACAAGTCCGACGCTCACCACGACACCGGCCAAGATGGACCGTATCGGGTTTCAGGCGAACACGGGTCTGAACAAGTACGACTGCGTGGCCGTGGTCAAGGGGTATTGAGTATGGCCAGCACGACAAGTGTTTCCAAACTGACGGCCTACGCCATTCTTGGCGGTGCCCCCTTTGGCGTCACCGTATCCAAATTGACGATCTACGCGATCAAAAGCGGTGTCCCCAATGGCGCAAGCGTTTCCAAGCTAACGGCGTATGCGATTACCGGACCTGTCGTTGTTGCAAGCGCCCCCATCAACAGCGGTTTTCTGATGTTTTGAAAGAAGGAGGAATTCCATGACGATTTTATTTGCAGGTGGCGAAGATGCCGATTTCACCTCGCTGGGCAGCGTGGCTGTGGACACCGCCACAACCGCCGCACGGCGCACTAGCAACGCCCGCTGCTCACTCAAAGTCAACTCAAGCGGTGCGGGGGATGGTTGGCAAGCCTTGTTGTCTGCGCCGAGCGCATCGTTCTGGTTCACGGCGCGCAGCTACGTGGTTGACGGCGCAGCCGGATACCCCGCGGTTGCCCACGCCATTGTCTTGGTTGATGCGTTGGGGGTGAGGCGGCTTGTATTGACCTGCAATGGGCCGCCTTATTCGACCTTAGGGTTGTTTAACTGGCGACTGATCAAATTGGATGCCTCAGGCGCTGCGACCACCTTGGTGACCACGACCAGCACGATCAGCTGCAATGCTCTGGTCAAGTTCGACATGTTCGTCAACTATGCGGTAACAGGGCAAGTCCAGCTTTACCTTGGCGGCACCAAGGTGATCGACTACAGCGGTGATGTCACGACCAACAGTGTCAGCACCTTGGCGGGTGTCATATTGGGGCAGCCCATCGCCAGTAGCTCGTTTCCCATGTATTGGTCAGAGGTCATTGCCGCCACCACCGACACGCGCAGCCTGTCCTTGGCCACCTTGCCCCCAGCCGCTGCTGGTAACGCCTTTACCTGGACTGGTGCTGCGACGGATGTGAATGAAATCACGCTGGATGACGCTACACAAATCACCAGCTTGACGGCCGGGCAGTTGGCCGAAACCACGGTCACGTCTGCATCCATCGTCGGAACGCCTGGCATTGTTGCGGTGGTGGTGAATGCACGGGCGCAAAAAGGCAGCACCGGACCCCAGAATGCCGACCTCTTGGTGCGAACCGGCGGCACCGACTATGCATCGCCCGACATTGCTTTACCCGCCTCTTTGGGCCGCATCAGTAACGTGTGGGTTAGCAATCCAGCAACCGGTAACGCCTGGCTCGCCAGCGACTTGACTCAGGCAGGTTTTAACGTTGGCATCAAGTCGGTCGCTTGATACATCAGTCGATTAGTTTCACCTTCACCTTCACCTTCACCCGTCCCGAGGCTGTGCGCCTTGGGGCGGGTTTTTTCATTTCTGGAGATTGCCATGATTGATTCTGAAAAAACCGCCTTGGCCGACAACATGCTTCACCTGCGGCCCGAAGACGTTGATGAGTTGCTCACCCGCGCTGCCGAGCGTGGTGCCGAGCGTGGTGCCGAGCGTGCGCTGGCCTGCCTAGGCCTAGAAAACGGCCGCGCTGCAGGCGACATTCGAGACCTGCGGGGTCTGATCGATGCATGGAGGGAGGCGCGCCGAACGGTTTGGCAAACCACTGTGAAGGTGCTGACGACCGGCGTGCTTGCTGCGCTCCTGGTTGGCGTTGCAATCAAGCTGCGTCTGATGGGAGGTCCTCAATGATTGCGACACTGCTTGGTGGTTTACTCGGCGGTGCCTTTCGCTTAGCTCCTGAAATCCTGAAGTGGTTTGACCGCCAAGGTGAGCGTGGCCATGAACTGGCTATGCAGGACAAAGCGCTTGAGTTTGAAAAGTTGCGTGGTGCCCAGCGCATGGCCGAGATCGGTGCGGCATCCGACGGCGCATGGAGCACCGGTGCGATTGATGCTTTTAAAGAAGCGGTTGCTGGCCAAGGAAGGCCCTCTGGCGTGAGGTGGGTTGATGCGCTCTCGAGCAGCGTTCGGCCTGTTGTCACTTATCTCTTTGTGTTGATGTACGTATCGGTAAAGCTCTCGACTTTCGTCGGTTCAGCACTGAGTGGAGCAGGTTTCGGTGCGGCATTGCTGGCCGCCTGGAGCGGAGCCGATCAAGCACTGTTTGCGGGCATTCTGAACTACTGGTTCCTGAATCGCACGCTTGAAAAGGGGCTGCGATGAATTGGCAACCTGCAGATCCGGCGCGCTCCTGGAACAGAAAACCGCGACCATTATGTGAAAGGTTTTGGGAGAAAGTGAATGTGCGTGGTGCTAACGATTGTTGGCCATGGCAAGGTGCCATTGGAGGCCACGGTTACGGCAATATCACGGACGGAAATGGCTCGACACTACGTGCGCATCGCGTCAGCTATCACCTGCACCATGGGGAAATTCCGAGAGGGTTGGTCATTTGTCATCTCTGCGATCACCCGTGGTGCGTGAATCCTTTGCATCTTTATGTGGGTAGTCAAGCAATGAACCTACGGGAGATGTCAAAAAAAGGGCGGTCAACATTCGGCGAACCAAGCACTTCAGCCAAACTGAGCGAAGCTAAAGTCATGGTGATCCGATTGGCATCTACGGCACAGATTTGTTTAGCTCGCGATTTTGGCGTCTCGCCGATGACTATCAGCTTGGCAAAGCGTAGTCTTACTTGGAAGCATCTGCCATGATCGAAGTGCCCCAGGCAGCGATCGATTTGGCCAAGAGGTTCGAGGGGTTCTGTCAGGTGCCCAAGGCAGACCCGGACCGCGCTTACCCGTATGTGTGTCCTGCAGGTTTTTGGACCATCGGCTACGGCCACCTTTGCGATGCCAAGCATTTACCGATCACTATGGAAGAGGGCGATGCATATTTGGCAACTGACATGGCCGACGCTTTCAGAGCCACGCTGCGCTACTGCCCTGTGCTAATGACCGAGCCCGCGAAGCGACTGGCGGCCATCGTGGATTTCACTTTCAACCTAGGCGCTGGTCGGTTGCAGACATCAACGCTTCGCCGTCGGATCAATCAGCGTGACTGGGCCGGTGCGGTGCAGGAGCTGCGCCGCTGGATTCATGGCGGCGGCAGGGTGCTGCCTGGACTTGTGCTCAGGCGGGAGGCTGAAATTCAGCTGCTCGCCTGAGAACGCCATCCACCGCCGTCTTTGCCTAATCAGACCCCGTCTTCATCATCCCAATGGGTGGTGAAGACGGGGTCTTTTGTCGTTTCAGCACTTCGTTTAATTTATCGTTTTATTCGGTCGGCTCGCTTGACTTGCAGGCCAAGCAGAGCGTTCATGCAGGTATGACCGACACGAAGACCGAGATGAAGACCGAGATAAGAACTGACCCATGACGCCGCGGCTACTGACCACCCAAGAGGCCGCCGAGCGCTTAGGCCTGACTCCCGGTAGTCTGCTGGAGCTGCGCTGGCGGGACGATGGCTTGCCGATTTTTCAACAAGGGCTGAGCGTTCACTACAGGCTGGAAGACCTAGAGGCTTTTGAGCAGCGCGAGTTGCGCAAGCTCTTGACGCAGGTCTTGCAACACGATCGGCCGCTGCCCCTCATTCGCTCTATTGCCCGTTCGTTTGATTTGGCCGTCAACACCCTGGGTGTCGAGCGCGACGCGGTGGTCTTCAAAGCTGTGCGTGAGGACTTGAAACCTGCGCCCAAGCTTAAGTCGCCGCCATTGGAAATACCGATACTGCCATCGGTACCTCTATTGCTACCGACACCAGCGCCCGATTTAATCTTGCCGCCCAACGCTTCTTGGTATCTGGTGCACACCAAAGCGCGCCAAGAAGACACAGCCGTCACCAATCTTGAGCGGCAGAACTACCGCTGCTACATGCCCATGATTCACCTCGAAAAAATCCGCCGGGGCAAGAGCGTGGTCGTTGAGGAACCGATGTTTCCCAGCTACGTCTTTGTGCAGTTGGACAACAGCGAAAACGGCAAAGGCCAAAGCTGGACTCCGATCAGGTCCACGGTAGGGGTGCGTGATCTGGTTCGTTTTGGCGGCCTGTCCCCCAAGGTCGACCCGGACTTGATCGCTGCGTTGCTTGAACGCGAGCAACTGCAGCAAACCACGCCACAGGCGCTGTTCTCTGTAGGCGACAAGGTGATCGTCACCGAGGGCGCATTTGCAGGCCTCGAGGCGATTTATCAAACCGCAGACGCCGAGAGCCGCTCCATGATTTTGTTGAACTTGCTCAACAAGCCGGTGCAATTGCGCATTGAGCCCGGCCGCTTAAGAAAGGTTGGCTGAGTGGTTCAAAAAAAGTATTTTGCGCATGCCAACTTTATCTGCAAAGGTGTGGGCTTATTGCGCAAACCGGGCTTGATAGATCTGGGCGTTCGAAGCCAACATGGCCTCAGCCAGCAGAAACCAACAGCAACCCAAAAAATACAGGCAACAAACCTCCGACCATGACGATTGAAGAAGAGCCCAATAAATTCAGAGCTGCGCAATACGTGCGCATGTCCACCGAGCACCAACAGTACTCGACCAACAACCAGGCCGACAAGATTCTGGAATATGCCCAGCGCCGCAACATCGAAATCGTCTGCACCTACGCTGACGAAGGCAA